ATACTTACCTCGTCGTAATACCTCAGCCACCATAAAGTTTCTTGAACCCCGTCTCTACTTCACGAACAAATGCTGGATCGCTCTTGCTCCAATAGCGTGGGTCTTGCATCATTTCCTTGAGGCTGTCCTCGGTGATAGAAGATGGAGGCGCTACGTTTGCAGAGAAAGAGCCGTCTTTCATTGCTTCTTGGATTGCCTCAAGAGCAATAATGCCCTCATGGCTTTCGCACATGCGCTCAATGGCTGGGAGAGATTCCTCTGGGAAGAACTTTGTTGCAAACATAGACGCGCTTTGGATTCGATCCTGCGCGTTCTCCCCCAGCTTTGATGCTTCAGCTTCCAAATCTGGCTGATTACCCCCAATAGCTTGGGCGTACATCTCAATGCCTTTCTCAAACTCTTCCTGTCCGAAACCGTTTTCAAAGGAGTGGTCTGACCACCACTGCAATAGCTCGTTATCTACCGCGCTATCCGTGTCTATTGAATCTGGAAGCTGATAATCACCCGCAGATTCTGGGCGATCCTTGTACGCTTCGGCTTGCAACTCCTCTGCATACGCTTTGCGAATGTCTTCTTCTTTGCCGCCGAGCTTAGATGACAACTCTTTATAAGCCTTCGCCAAGTCCTCACCACTGTTGTACTTCTCAGGAAGCCAATCAGGACGGGCAGGTTCAGCATCTTCTGCAACTACAAAGTCACGTTCAGCCTCGGCTGGTGCTTCAGTTGCTTCTGCTTCTACGTTCTCAGTCATTTGTTTTTGCTCCTATGTGCGTGTGCAATACGGCGCTCAAGAAGGGCCACGACATAACGCTGCCCCTCTATATGCCTGAGTTCCTCAGTTGTTACGTGAGGACCGTTTACCATTTCAACTGTGATCGAGCGCAGATATTTTAAAACCTCTGCGCCCGTAGGTGTTCCAAGTACGGCGGCGATGTTCTGGCTTATCCGATTGTCTTGATCGGTAGACCTTTGAATCCCGTCGACTCCAATATTAACCTTGCTGCTCAAGCATCTGACCTTGTTGCTGTTGTTGCTGCGCCATTTGCTGCGCCATTGCAGCTATTTGTTTACGCTGTTCTTCGTCACGGATCAAGCTCTCAGGTACACCAAACTTCTTAGCAAGGTGAATTGCTGTTTGTTCTCCGTCGATTAGCAGCTGCAACATCTCAGGGCCAAACGATCCACCGACCAGTTCTAGGAACCGAGCAACGCTGGAAATGTCTTGGTTAGACTGCGCCTGAGCAAGTGGAGATACAGAACGAACCTTAACTTCACGCCCGTTTACAGTAGGTACATCAATGCGACCCTGCTTCTTCAGGATGTAGATGACCCGCTGTAGCACTGGCTGCACCAACTCAGCCTGTAGTCGGCCAAATGCTGCACCCATACGCCGAGAAAGATCAGCCATACGCTCAGCAACCTCTGTCGCACTGGCTGGTGTCTTGTCTGGATTGCCCAGCATATCGTTATACAGCGCACGTTTAATGTTCTGACGCATATCACCAAGCACAAGCTGCGCTACATCGAAGCGACCAGCCGCATTGATAGGCTGCAACCCAGCAGAACCCATAGCTTTTGGAATGATTGTTCCAGGGACAAGGTTGATTGTATCTGGGTTAATCACACCATCATCTTCCATCTGGTAGATGCCAGAGATACTCATCTGAGCGTTCTCCAAGATCATCTCGATAGTAAGATTGGTAGTCTTGATGGCAGAAAGCGCGTTGATTAGAGGGCCGCGACCATAAACTTCGCCAGCACACTTAGACCAACGGAAACAAATGAACGGATTAGAGCCTAAGCCAACCATTTCTTTCTTATAAACCACAGTTTCTGTCGTCATGCAGATTGCATAATGCAGATATTTCTCTTCATTCTTGTGCGTGTAGTCACGGCATACAACTTCAAGCACAGTTGTATCACGATCCTGACCCATCATCTTCATAACTTTGTCATCGAAGGTAGAGTTCGGGTACATCAGCTCAAGGTGGTCAAACTTCACACCCTTACGCTCACGATAAACGTGGTCGATGCGGTCATCGGGGCCAGTATCCAGCACAACATGAGGCAAAGGAATGGCAGTGAAGGTGATTGGATTGATTGCATCCCCTTCTTCTACGCACATAATCCCAGTACCTACGGCAAGGTCCATGAATGATTCGTGAACTTCCTGACTGAAGTTAGAGTTTTGCAGAACCTCGAAGACATACTCCGTCACTTCGTCAAGCTCGTTATCAACGGCCTCACGCTGCTCCTTTGGCACCTCACTACCCGACATCAGGTCTGCCCAGCGAGCAAAGTTAGGGACCAAGCCTGACTGCAATCGGGATGCAAACTCTTGCACACCAACTACGGCCGTCTCATCAAAGATTTTATCATCTCGACGCTGACCAGCGGTCTCAGCATAGAAACTCTCACGTTGCGGGAGGGCGTATTCGTAACACTCCTCGAACAACGGCACCCAATTTTCCCGAAAGGCTTTAGCCTTGCCATACTTCTTGGTGTATTGCTTTGCGATCTGATCCATTAGCCAAACCGACCAAGGAAGCCACCGCCGCCAGAGGAAAATAAGGAGCGACGACCTTTTCCGCCACGCTTTCCCGCGCGTACAGTGCGGTTTGAAAGCGCATCTTGGATATCCTCGCGCTTTTCGCCTGCACGCTTCTCAATTTCCTCGCGCTTAGCGTCTGCCGCTAGCTCTCGCTGTTCAGCAGCGGCCTGCTTCTCAGCCTTACTTGGTCCAAAACACATATCATCTCTCCTTTTTACATTGGTTTGCACAGAAGTAGTCGGTTCTCAATGCACAAAACTACATCCTAGACCACAAACCCTGTCTTCTTTTCTGCTTGTCGCCACGTTTAAACACATTGAAGTCGCTCTGTGCTATCGTAGGCTGGGCTGGTTTCTGGCTGTTCATCAACGCCCGACCTTCACCTGCACCTAAGAAAAGATACTGAGCCGCATCGTGTACGTGTGAGAACATGTTCTTGTCTGGCTTATCTGCGTACCGCTCACCAGAAACTTCCATGCGCTTGTAAGCATATCCACTTTCAAAGCCTTTGATTAGAGTAGGGCATCGTCGATCAATTAAAAGTGCTGGCTTCCCTTCGACCATCTTCGTCAGTTGGGAGGAGACCGCCTCAAGCCGAAGGTCAACAGAGTTGGAGTGCGTGGGAAACGCCCTCAAGCCAGCACCGCGCAGAATATGAAAGGGAGTAGATTCATCAGTCTGCGCTCTAAAGTCACCAGCGGGATCACCATAGATGATAACCTCGCCAGCAGCAGCGAAACGGGTAGCTAGTTCGTTACGCATTACCTCTGCGAAGCGAACGATACCCATATCAATAGCAACTATCTCGGAATGCAGCAGCCATCTGCCGCGAACCTTCTGCCCAAACACGGCAGCAGGGGTTAATCCAAAGTCAACGCCCACATACACTGGAACACCAGCGGCAATGGGGATTTCTTCCTTAGCAACGTGTACGTCTGGTGCAAACATAGGGTAAACAGGCTTCCCATCTTGGATGTGACCCAACCTATTCATCACATACACGTCAATCCAACTCTTAGTCTTACCCTGAATTAGGTTAGGGTAGTAACTCTTCATCATGTTGGCTTGGTTTTCGGCGGACTTGTTAGGAACGTAGTCCTCTAACTCCCCCTCGTCGTTGCGTACTTCCTCCATGCCAGCGGGCTGGGTATAGAAACGCCAGTTGTCTGGTGTGACCAGCATCTTAGCTTGCTCACGCGGTATATGATCTGGGATTGGCACCTCACCAGCCATAATCGGCCACCAATGATCCTCTTCGGGAGCGTTGGTATCGGCAATAACGCCAGTCCAAGTGGCACCACCATCACGCATAGAAGGAAAACGACCCACGCGCATCGTACAGGCGTCAATAATACTCTTCGGAAGCTCGCGAGCCTCGTTGATCCAGATGCCTGTAAGCTCAAGGGAGAGTAATTTCTTAACATCTTCGGGCCGATCGAGCGCAAGGAAGATAATCTCAAGGTCAATGTCACCTTTCTTGATGTGGTGCGTGTACGGAACAGACCAAGTGAACTTTCCCCAGTCGTCTTCTGGGAACCAGTCCAGCCAAGTCTTGATTGTGGTGGTTCTAAGCTGCGGGTTGGTGTTGCGAATGATAGCCCATCGGCTTTTTCGTATGCCATCTGGCCCCTTTGCCTGCCCAAGAGCGCGGCGAAAGACCTCGATGCAGCAACCAACAGACTTACCAGACCCGACAGGGCCGCGAATCCCACGAAAGAACGTGTCGTCCTTCATGAAATCCTTCAGAACTTGCCCGTCAGGTTTGTATTTGAAGTCTACCAATCTCGCACTCCGCGATCAGTACCAGCTTTAATCATGCCCTCGATGACCTCTGGAGCCATAGCCTCGATGATCTTGTCTGCTTCATAGTTAGTCACGAAATCTTTAGGATGGTGCTGCATATGTACGCGCATCACCACCTTGCGAAGTGTATCTCGCTCAGGCTGAGAAAGAGTATTAAGGAAGCTCATTTTTGCTTACTGCGCTTGTTGCTCATACCGTCTGATATGTCATCAATAGCTCTTCCAACAGTGCGCAATTTCTTTTCGACGTTACGATAAACGGGGTTTGCACTGTTTAAGCTCTGACCAATGCTAATCATTGTATTGCGATAACGGCGCAACATTTTTTTACCAACACTTGCATTAGGTGCGTCCTTAGCAGGCTCAAGATTTCCTTTCATTGATTCAAGCTGATTCTGCAATACGCTGTATCGCTTCAATAATGTTTTATGCCTAGCATTTCTGTTTAGCCTTGGGGCTTGTCCTTTAGGCATTTAGATCATCCTTTGTGAATTTAGCCTTGCGAGCCTTAGCTGCGCTGTGCCGTGGCTTCTTAGCTTCCGCTTTTGCTGGCTGATCTTCAGTAAAAAGAAGAGGCATAGAAGAAGAAGTGCGTGTTTTTCCTGTGAAGGTGCGCCCCATCAATTCGTGCGTCTCACCAGTGTAGAGTTCGCCGTTACTTTTATAGACCCAAGCCATTATGCTCTCCGCTTCAGTAATGTTTTCTTTTTCTTAGGGAAGCCAGCCTTCATATTAGAATAAGCCTTGTCACTCACCGTGGACTTAGACTTGGATCGGCTGATCCCTTTCTTCTTTCGCGCGTTTATATTCGCGTACAAACCTTTAGCCATTTGACTTATTCCTTTTGCTTATTGCTTTGCTTTTAGCACGAGCGTCAGCTTTAGACGAAGCGCCCCATGCCTTGAGGCTAAGGAGAAGACGAGTCGGCTTACCTTTTGAGTCACGCTCTGGCCCCTTCATTCCCGCCATTCGAGCTAAGAAAGATGCACGTCGAGGGTTATCTCCGCTCTTAACTGGAGCTTTCAACGTACCCTTCTTGTAGGATGCTCTGCCTTTAGCGTTCAAACCACCCTTGGGGTTCTTGCCTGCTTTACGTGTCCATGCTGGGGAAGCCATAATTAATTAAACCCCAAGAACGAGAATAAACTTTTCTTCTTAGGGGTGTCCGAGTACGTCGAACTCTTTCTCAGTGCGGATGTGCGAGCAGCACGCTGGTCATCAATCCCACCGCCAGACTTAGCAGCACTAGCCCGTGCAGCAGCCATCGTAGATGCAAGCGATGAAGAACCAGAGCTAGAGCCACGAACAGGCGCAGCCTCACCTAGAGTAACAGTCTTA